GAACCACTTGTTTTTAGCACAATGTTCCTTGATCTATTTGTTAAATCACTATTTAGTTAATAGAACTATGGAATATTAATGTATGATGCAGGAACAATCACATTTGCTATTACGAAACCGTAAGATGTTGTATCTTTGCATCTTACGTCCACTGTATTGTTATGTATAGTTATGTACCCAGTATTTCCACGTGGAGTCCAACTTCCGTCAATGATTTCACAAGGAGTGAAAACTTCATTGTTAAATGTAATACCGTTGGGCAATGTTAATAAAGTTTGATTTACATTACCGCCTGTCAAACTTTTGCCATACCACATATAAATCATTGCTAACTGACTATTTTTTTTAATAATAAATCCATCAATTTCATAGGTTTTATACTGTAAACTTGAAAAATCACTATTTAACACCAAGACATTTAATATATTTAACTCCATGATCCGCAGATAATCTTACAGAAGTAGAAACATCATTTATGTATGTAAAATATACTATAGATATTATGTCATCGTTTGAACCGTGAGCTACATAAATGTAGACTTTTTTTATTTGGGAAAATAAAACTCTTGGAATGGTTACAACGCCACGAATATCTGTGTCAGATGTTCCAAATGCAAATGTGATAAATTTGTAATCGCTTAGCTTTCTATCACCATAATGATTAATTGTTTGATTGGCAGTAGTAGCAGTAGTTCCAACTATAATAGTGTCAAAATCACTATTTAACGTAGAAATATCTGACTGTATTTTACTTATATCGTTTTCTATATTTCCAATCCCTAATTTAGTTTTAATCAGTGACACAATCGTTGACCACTTAACCTTACTGGCGGTACTCCCACCAGTAAGCATGTAATCATCATCTGATATTGTCTTTTTCTCTGTTAAATCCGATATATGTACTAAAGGTATATTGATTGCCATAACATCACTCCTTAATTCAACTTGTTTTCTCTGACGTAGCTTCTGATAGCATCAATGTGCTTTTTAAGTTCTTTATCTACTACCCAGAAATTTTCTTTTTTATTCTGTGACAATGGTTCTCCTGTGTTATCGTCAATCTCATTGTATGTGTATGATACTCTGTCTCCACCGTCAATATTTAATACCATAAAGCTACTCAACTGTTTCATTTAACATTTCCTCCTGTTCTTTAATCAAATCGTTGATTTCTTCCATATATTCTTTCTCATAGTCAATCACTTCTTCTTTTTCTGAGTTATCGAATTTTTCAAGTCGTTCAAATTCGTAATCTTTCTGAATTGCTTTGATTTCCCACGAGAACTTAAGATTTTCAGTACCTTTTACAACAAAGTAACTATCGGTCTTTTCTTCTACCCATATATCGCCTTGCCCCTCTTTCTGCAAGAATACTTGGTACTCAACACCTGTGTTTACTGTCTCTGAAAATATATCGTTAATGTCTATGTAACATTTTCCTGTATTATCAGTACATCCAGAACCTATATCCCCAAAATATGGGGTTGCTGTTTCATAACAATACTGCTTTCTTGTATCGTAATTTTCTGTATCTATGATTCTGTTTTTTGTTCCTGCAACAGACAAACTTCCGCCAATAGTAACTGGCTGATAAAAACTTGATTTTTCTTTTCCAAAATGAAATTTATAATTACTTACCGACCCAAGATAAAGTGATTCATCCGTCATATGCATTGTTATGTCTGTTTGTACTGTAATTGGTCCACTGCTGTTATTTTTTAATACAATCTCATCTGGGGACAAAATCGCACATGCACCAGTTCCATCCTTGTTTTCAGATAAATATATACCACCGAACACGTCTGGTGTTATACACACATATGATATTGGCTTTTCTCCCATGCCTGATATATAATGCGTTACGACTATCCCTTTCGTGTTTATGTCAACAATTTCATTGTCATTTGCATCATAAACGTGCATTTGTCCATTACCGTACGTGTTTGCTTTTCCACCAAGATTTAATGTTCCACCTCTAGCATAAGTAAAGTTGATATACAACTTACCGTCAGACCCACGATAAATACCTTGCCATGCTCCGTCGTTGGTCAGCAGATTGAATATATCTTCGTGAGTCAGTGCATCTACGTCAATGGCTACTGGAATTGTCTCAATATCCAACACCTGTGAAAATCCACCTGCGGCATACATCGTACACCTTAACGCTGTAAGATTTCTTGAGATACCGATACCACTTGAACCGCTTGCAGTAACACCGCTTGAACCACTTGCTAGCACAGAGTACAGTGCATGGGTAATGTCAGTTTCATCTGAGGATGAAGTATAAACGGTCGTGTATGTATCTCCGTCCGTTGTTTCCTCAATCTTGAATCGACACTTATAAGCTGTACGTGCTGTTGCTGTACCGTCACGGTAGTAACCAGATAATGTAATGTAGTTCGGCACAATCGTGTTGTCCGCAGACATTTTCACGATACTTGACGATGTTTCCATGAAGTACGTTCTTCCTGCACTTCCTTGCGGACCAGTTGCTCCCGTATTCCCTTTTTCTCCCTGTGGACCAGTAGCACCAGTTTCTCCCTTTGCACCCTGTTCCCCTTTAGCTCCCATCTTACCGATGGAATATGTTGTGCTTGTGGTTTTGTCAGAGTAAGTATATATGGTTCTCGTCCACAAATACTGATTTTCTGCAACGCTTGGTGGTGTTTTACTCCATGTTCCTGTTGGTGCCGTTGTTCCACTGCTAGATGCTTGATAAGTCGTTTCTGAGCCTGTGATGCTTCTACCGCTTGCTCCTGTTTCTCCCTTATCTCCTTTTGCACCTGTTTCTCCGGGGATACCGCCTTTTAATTTCGCAATGTCAAATCGTTTCGTAACTGAATAAGTATTAAGGTAATTAGCTGTAATATCTACCCATCCAACATCTGTTGTTAATGCTGTCACAGTGTAGGTATGAGTTGAATTATTCCATGAACCTACGACACCGCCCGACTTCTGCACATTATAAGTACAGTCGTTAGATATATCGGTATGACCGTATAAAACCTGTGCTGTCGTGTGACACTCTGGAAATGATGTGTACTCTCCCTTATAATCTGTCGTGATTGCTTGATAATCGTTGTCCAGATTGATAATCATTGCACGAGATTTTCTGGCTTCTTCCAGTGCCTTATTGGCTGTCTCATCGTCCGTGTACTTGTTAAGCTTCTGCCAGTCGGTTTCCACATAGCTTGCACCGTCCGCTCTTGCTACAACGCATGTAAGAATGTCTCCGTTTTGACCTTGATTCCACATATCTCCTGTGTCATAAGGTGGTGTAGGCTGTGTCAGAAATACACGGCATTTACTGTTTGCCGTAGACTGTGCAAAAGATGCTGTCTGCAATGCTTTTGTAACGTCTGTATCTTGTACTAACTGCCACTTCCATGTGTCGCCATCTTTGAAGAATCTGTAGGCATATCCTTTAGATTTCCAATAAAATAAGTCTCCCTCATGCTTCTTTTTATCATCTTCTGTTGTCCAGTCAGAAGCAGGGATATTTTTTAATGTTGGTTCGTAATCGTAGTAGAATGTCTCAATCTGTCCGTCTATTTGATTCTGCAAATCCGACACACTTTTTGTAACTGTTTCTGCAAAGTCTGATACTTTACCATCTGCATAATTTTTAGATTCTTTTACTGCATCACTAATTGCTTCTGGTGCTGTTTTGCCACCAATCGTGACGTTATCTCCAGAAATCTTTACAGTACCAGTCTCCATATCTGCATAGAAGATAATATTTCCAGATTTATCTTTGACTGTTAATGCACCAGTGTTGATATAATCTGCATTGATTCCCTCTGTATAAAGCAATCTTGCTACCATTTCCCCAGTGATCGTGAATCCATAAGGATATGTCTTACCGCCATCAATAGAAAATCCAATAACCTCTGCTGTCAATTTGATAACATTCTTTGATTCTTTCATTGTTGGTTTATCATGGAGATAATATATAGTTGAACCATCCAATAGCACTTCCTGTGTTGAATACATTCCGTTACTATTTTTTAATGCTTCTTGCATCTTATCTAAAGCATTTTGACGGTTATTTCTTTCCTGCTCAACTAACTGTTTACCTTGTATGATCGCTTTTTGATTACTTGATGTGTAGTTGCTCTGGTTACGCAATGGAGATTCTGCACTATTCTTTAATGTTGTATATCCGAAGAATACAAAGTTTACATCTGTTAATACTGAATAGAAGCTATTTTCTCTCCAATCTGTAACTTTAATCTTATCCATAAACTCTGCTATTGGATAAGATATATAGTCCATCGTAAAAGCTCTAAAAGTCACATTTTCAAACTTTTCATAAATCCACGAAATAAGTGTCTCTTCATGCCCTGTTACAAGTGGGTTCTCTACAGATAAAACATAACCATCTTTACCAACTTGTACCGTTTTTTCTGTGTCACTTGTATTGCCATCATCGGTTGTAGTAACCTTTTGTGTCGTTCGAACGCCTGTTACCTGCACATCGTTCGTATCACTTGTCAGATTATTGTAATCAACCAATTTATGAATATTCTCATTATCATAATCAAAATCATAGGTCATTATCTGCAATCGCCCTGTGCGGTCAATTCTTGCATTTCCGCAGGCAATCATTGCAATAAATCCTATAATCTGTCTGTGCGTGTACTCGCTAGATGGCATGGTTGGTATTTGGAAATCGTTATGTAAAAAGTTACTGTCTCCAATCAAGATACCACAGGTATCACAACTATCTATCAATACGCTCTTTGCTGTCGCAGGAAACGTCAATGCTGTGCTGTATGCCTTATCTGCTTTATACATATCATCGTATCCAACAATTGTTACAACACTTCCATAGGTTTCTGGTTGAGTGACAGTAAATGTACCGTATTCAATTTTTTCTGTTGTCTCTGATAATTCAAATGTTAGATACAGTCTGATTTTTGCTCCGAAGAAGTCATAATTGGATAAGTGATCATCGTCATTCATGATTTCTAACTGTACATTACGGCTGAGTGCAACACCTAAAGGAATGGTGTTAGCACCTGCCGCATCGACCAGACTATTATTATCTATTGAAAAATCATCTTCTCCTAATGGCAGTACAGTTCCATTCGCAAGCGTTACTTCTGCATTGCATTTAAAATCTTGTCGTTCTGTCATTAGCTGTTTAAATTCATCACTTACATTTATCATATCGGGTTAACCCCCTGCATATTGAAAGATATACTTGATACTTTTTCATGGTTATTTTTAAGTGTTTTTATCTTAATGTCCGATACCTGTCCGACATAAAACTTTGCTGTTCTCCACTCTCCGTAAAATACAGAAAAATAATGTAAATCAAAAGATTTACCACGTGCCACCATTTCTAATATTTCCGTAACCTTAGACATTGGCACATCCGATGCACTGTATGTAAATCGCTCTACTGTGAACATCGGGGTAAACTTTCCTTTACCAGACTGTGCCCTCGTGCTACCTTGCGTATAGGTAGTTTCAAAAGCTACGGCTGTGTCTGAATCTGGTTGCCAGACTTTTTTATTATTGATTTTTATATAATCCTGTGCCATTTTTTACTCCTTTCTACGCAAGGCTGAATGGATTTCTACCATTACTCATTTGTCTTAGTTTTGCTTCTTCGATAAATTCATCAAACAACGTCCTGCGGTTAATCTGTGCTGTGAAATGATAATCCCCACCATTGTTACCGCTGTTGTCTGATTCTAAGGACTTCGTAACAGATAATAGCTGTTCAAGTAAATTAAGTACGTCATTATTGTTACTGTTTGTGCTGTTCTGCTTTTGTGCGATCACTGCGGATGCTTTCGCAGGTATTATCTTACCTGTAGCAATCTCTGGTGTTCTGAACGGTACATTTGCCAACTGTTCAGACTGATTCATAAGGGTTTTGAGTGTATCTGGAAAAGCTTTTTCCAAACCTACTGTAATACCGGCAGGAATCATCTTACCTACCGTATCTCTCATAAGTCTTGATGGAGAATGGATTCCAAAGAAATCTTTCACACCCTCCCACGCCTTTTGTGCAAGACCTGTCATTTTATCAACCAAAATCCATGCAAAATCTCCAACACCTTTTGCAATACCTTTTACTACATTCATTCCAACGCTGCCCCAATCGACATTTTTAAATGTAGTTTTCATATCTCTTATCGCAGATGTAGCTTTTTTTGATAATTCTTTAGGAAGATTTTTAACCGCTTCTATGATATTGGTCAATATTTTCCCTGCCGTTGTTTTAAGTCCAGACAATTTCCCAGTAATTCCATTGCCTATCCCTTTAATTCCGTTTTCTCCAAGTCCTTTGAGTTTAGACGGTAAATTCTTTATCGCATCAATCAAGCCATTGTATGTATTCTTCATAGCATCAACCGCAGTATTTTTTGCATTCATAATTCCGTTTTTAATACCTGTGATGAGGCTTTTTCCAAGTGATAGCCAATTATAAGCTGTAAATACACTGACGATTGCCTGCACAATCTTTGGCACGTTTGCGATCAATGTCGGTATTGACTGGATGAGACCTTTGAGCAAGATTGCGATAAGCTGTACTCCTGCAAGTAATATCTTAGGGGCATTATCGTTAATAACGCCTGCAATATTAATCACAATCTGTGGTACATTTTTGATGATGTCTGGCATTGCTTTTGCTATACCTTTTGCAAGATTTAACATAAGCTTTAAACCAGAATCTACTAATTTTCCTGCATTGCTTCTTAAGTTTGCAGTAAAACTCGTCAATGCTGATAATCCCTTACTAATAAACTGCTGTGTCCCATTTGTAATACCTTTTGCCAAGTTATCCATAAAAGACACACCAAGCTGTGTTAATGCCGTGATTGCTTTTCCTGCAACAGATATTGCACTAACAAATATTCCAACCCAATCAATAGATGTTAATAATGTTGCTAATTTTGTGCCAAGCTGTGACCAGTTTGTTGTAGTAAGTGCATTATCTAATGTTGTTAATATTCCTAATGCTAATCCAGATAAGCTTGTACCAATAGACTTAACATCTATCTGGTTGATCGCACCATTCAAAAATCCACCTATTGACGTTCCTATTTTTGCCCAGTTAAGAGTATTTACAGCTCCCTCTAACATTTGAAACGGAACATTTATTTTATTCGTAAACAACCGCCCTACATTATTCCAATTCACTTCATTGAATAAGCCGTTGATACCTGTTGCAATTTTTGAACCAAGATTTTTCCAATTGATTCCCTCTATCAACAGATTCAGTGTGTTGACAATTGTATTAATACCTGCACCCACAGTACGTCCCATTAAATCCCAGTCTATGTGATCAACAAGACTATTGAATGTCCGTGTAAATGCGTTCACAAAATATGTAATCTTCGGGCCTACATTATCCCAATTGATGGCATCATAGATTTTTTGCAATCCTTTATTGATACCAGATGCAATGTAAGTCCCAAGTCCCTCCCAGTCCTCTTTTTTTATGAGGTTCTTAATCTTCTTAGCAATGTCCGCAATAGAAGATTCAATAGGAACTTTCTCAAACATATCTCCAATGGATGGTCCCGTGTATCCGCCACCACCTCCGCCACCTGTTGATGGCGTTGAGTTTGAACTAGGTGTATTGTCTTTTTCTTTCTGATACTGTCTGATTTCGTCCAGACCAGAAAGATATGTCTGCATCTCTTTATTTGCTTTTTTTGTTGCATTTGCGTTTTTCTTTGTAGACTTCGCTGCACTATTAGAACTCTTAGAAGTCTTTTGCAACGATGCAGCATAATCTTCTTGTACAGCTTTTGCTTTTGTAAAAGATTTCTGTCCTGTCAGTGCTGCTATGAACATACCTACATAAGTAATCGCTCTTGACAGCATATTTATAAATGCCGTTAATATAGGTGCTACTACAGACAGTATTGGTGCAAATGCTGTTGCTAAACTGTTCTGTAGCTGTGTTAATGCCGACATCATAGAAGATATCGAAGCATTAGTAGCAGACGAATATTGAGCAAGGTTATTTATACCTGTCATGATTCCACTATTTACTTTAGAAATCATACCAAAAACAGTAGAATATAAGATACTCATTCCAACCATTCGACCGATTGAAAATCTTGCATTGTTAGCACTGTTTGTAGTGCTTGTGAAGTTCTGTGCCAGTCCTGCAAGACGTTTTCCAAGTCCAGATACTACTCCACCCATTCTGCTAAAAATAGATGAAATACCGCCTGTTTTAGTCTTAGCACTGTCGGCTGACTGACTGACATTCTTGAACGATGAACCAAGCTTGCTATTTGTATTAACAAGCCCTTTTTCTTTTGCATCAGTCTGTAATATCTCTTTGTTTAAGGCATCCAAAGCCTTTTGACTAGCACTAGATGCTGTGGCGGAATATGCACCAGTCATAGGTGCTGTCTTGATCGCAGGTGTTTGTACTGCCCCACCACCGCTTTCTAACTGCCGTTTCTTAGCGATCAATGAATCATACTGCCTGCCCAACTTCTCTGCCGCACTCTCTAATGCCAAAAATGCAGGGGAAGAAGTTGCGTTCTGATTTCTTGCAAAGATTTCTTGCTGTGCTGTTGCTACCTGTTCAAATTGTGCATCAAGGCGTTGCAAAGAATCCTCAAGAATCTGATATGCTGTTGTCTTGATATTTGAATTGCTGATTTCATCCTGTAACTGCGTTGTCTGCCCTAAATCAGTATTTAAGGATTCAACACTTGTTTCTGTACCTGTGATTTCTGCATTTAATTTTTGTAATGCTTTTGCACTCTCTTCGCTTGCAAGACCTGTTCCACCAGTAAGCTTTGCACTTTTAGGTAGACCACTGTCTGTACTCGCTGTCGGTGCTTCTAACTGCTTTTTCTTTGCAAGAAGTTCTTCATATTGCTGATCTAGTTTAGCCGCTGCACTTTCCATAGCTTGAAACGCAGGAGAAGATGTTGCACTCTGATTTCTGTTGAATACATCCATCTGTGCTTTTTCCAACTCTGCAAGTTTCTGTCCTGTGGTTTCTATTGCTTTATCTAACGTATCAAGTGCAGTCGTCTTAATGTCTATGTTATCAAGTTTCTTTTCTGCCTGTGCGGTCTTTTCCAGTTCCTCATCCACGGTCTTTGCTTTTTCTTCGACAACATCCATACCTTTTGTATCTGGTGCTTTTATACCGCCACTCATGGCTTTTTCCATTGATTTTCCAATGGTTTTTACTTGATTGGATAAACGTTTTAAAAGGGATGCGATTTCTTTCACACTTGCTTTTGCTTCGGTTGTATCAATCTCTGTTTTGATATAAATACTTCCATCCGCTTTTTGTGTAGCCATTCAATCACGCCCCTTTCCCATTCAGTAAATCGTTCAAACGTTTCTGTTCTTCTAATTCCTCTTCGGAATATTTAACATCTAGGTCAATAAGCGTTTTATTTTCTTTGTAGAACTCTCTTTCCCAATCTTCCAGTTTCTTTCCTTTGGCTTTCTTCATGCGAACACTAAGAATCTGCGAAAACAAAGACTCTCCAATTTCCATGTAAGCTCCTAAAAAAGTCCACCAGTGTAAATACTGCATAGCTCGTATTTCTTTTCCAAGTACACGGTTAACAGATGGGATGATAACTGGTGCATCATGTTCCCAATCCATCACATGAGGTTGTTTCTTCCCATCGTCTTTGATACCCATGTCAATAAATTCGATGGCTTTTTCAATAGCTTCTTCATAGTCTTGTGGTGGCATATTTCCAAAATCAACGTATAAAATGGTAAGGCAAACAATCCACTTTTCATCGTTCTCAAAGTCTGGGTCATTAAATGTTTTTAAAATGTCCAGAATTGCACGAAAATCTGTGCGTATTTCATAATCTATGCCACCAACTACTATGGATGTTGGAAGCTCCCAAGCTTCCATTATTTGTGATACTTAGACGTTGCCCTTTTAATTTTCGCCTGTTTCTTTTTGATTCTCTGATCTGTTACCTGCTCAATAACGTCCGCAATCTCAACGATGATATTCTCAATAAAGAAATCTCCGCTTTCCGTTAACGTCAGCGGATTACAGATAGCGAATACAGATTTAGAAGCTTTAGAGTTGAGTAAGTAATCAATCTGTTCTTCTAATCTGTCGGATAATTCCAGAATGTCTTTTTCTGTTGCATCTTCTGGTACTTCCATCTTTTCAAGATTAGCAACTACCTCTTCATATCTTCTAATGATATTTAAATCAACAGGATTGAAAGAAAATCTTCCAATCTCTGCATCATCTTCATTGGTCAGTACCACATTTAAGGCACCAGTTTTGACTTTTCTTCTTAATTCTTCCATTGTTTAACCCCTATTTCCCTGTGCTTGATGCATTTACTGAACTTGTAGCTGCTGTAAATTTACCTGTTTCAACGTTGTAAGTACCTTTTGTACGTTCTCCAACATAATTGACGGTAAATGGAATCTGATAGCCAGATGTATCCCCACCGTATGATGTAGGTGTTACATAACATTCCTGCTGATATGCTTCATAAGCTCCGCTTGTAGCTTCTTTCCACATATGCACTTCTACAGCATTTGTCTTTAAATGATCGTCTGTGTAACGATTATCAACAATATCCTGCAATTTCTGTGATAATACAGAGTCAGCTTCTGCATAATAAGGGTCAGCTTCAGAAGATACTTCGTATCCGTTATGCTTAAATGTTGATTCTCCGATGATATTTTTAGATGTTTCTGTGTCTGGATTCAGTTCGACATTGTACTCTTCTAAGTCTTTTCCCAGACGTTCATAACCAGATGTTCCGCCACAAAGTGAACCAGAATCTAAGAAATGAGCCATATATTTACGTGCAATTTTACCTGTTGTAACTGCCATTTTGATTCTCCTTTATCTTTTCAAGGTCAGTAATCTGCTTCATAATGCAGACCAGTTAATGTGTTATCTATCTATCAAAGTCATTTTGATATCGGGCAGAAATATTGATTGCCCAATTCTCAGACTTGTTTTCGTTTGTGCTGTCCAAATATGCAGGTGTCTGTCTGTCAATCGTTAGAAACTTTCGATTGCCTGTCAGAACCGGATATTCTTCTAGCTTATATGTATTGTTGTTAATCGTGATTGTTTGTTTTTCCAACCATTTGCCAAGGTTGTCCAACCACTCTTTAATATCTGCTTTTCTCTTTGGTTTTGTACCGCTTGCACGATATATCACGCAAAACGGATACAAACAAACCTGCGTGACGTGTCCTGTGATACTCTCTTTTTCTGATTCAATCACTGCACCGCTCACTGGAAACATTGCTTTTCCGCTTGCATCATCTAATGTAGAAAATGCAATTTCGTCTCCCTCTCTTAACTCTGGGAATTGATTTACCAGTTCTTGCAATGCTGTTGTGATCACGTCAAAACCATCAATGTCGTACTTGACTGCTTTCTTTTCTTCTGCCATTAACTTCCCCCTGCCTGCTTCTTAACATGAGTAACCCATGCTTTACCGTGATTCTTCTTTGCTGTTTCAAACCATTTTGGAGTAGCTTTAGGATTGGAATAGGACAGGTCTTCTTTTGCATTGGTTTGTCCTGCAAATTCAGAAACAAGAACCTTTCTTGCCCCTTTTCTTGCCCATGGAGAACCTGTTAGTTCATCAACCATACCTTTACCGTAGTATAAGAAACGTCCCATCGGTCCAGTACCTGCACATACCATCCCAGTACCTGCAAGAGAAGCACTTTTTGCTCTCGTTACGTTAATGAATGTACCTGTTTCATGTGGCATATAAGGGACCATATCGGTCATAATTTGACTATCTAGCCAAAACTGAGCATGCTGTATCTGGTCGTCAAATCTTTCAAGGCTGATATTCGCAATCATGTTAGATGTATTTATATTGACATTTCCTAATTTCTTTTTAGCCATGTAACCACCTACTTCGCCATAACTTCAAAATGCTGAATAATATCATAAAAAGCACTTCCAGTGATCGCAAAGACATAATCATACTTAAGTTTCATCTCTTCGTAGAATCCGTCAATATAATCATCATCTGCAATCAGTTCTTCATTTTCCCATTCTCCAACAATAAAGAAGTCAAAACCATTAGCCTTAGAACTAAATGTAAGTGTCTGTGGTAACTTATCATTTGCCTGTTTAGACCATTCTTTAGGCGGTAGCCATAATTTACTACCAACCATCTTTTTACCGTCTTTTAGGCTATACTGCACGTTTAATACAGCATTGTCCTGTGAGTCAGAACCATACTTTGCAATGATACTTGCCTTATCCATGTTAAGATTGCAATTATGCAAAATAGAGGGATACCATGTATCGCCCTGTTTACTCTCATATCTATTGAAAAGTGTAATTGTGTCGTTATACATCGTATCCCTCCGCTTATAATGCACCTGCTCTTTTAAAAACTTTAAAAATCTTTTTAGACTGTAAAGCAAACCAGTCAATCATCTCTTCGTTATTTGCCCAACAATCTGTGTTGCAGGACTGCCCATCTAAACCACTTTCATATAAGAAAGCGTGCATAATCTCATGCCTAAGCACACTTTTTTGAACCGATTCAATGTTATCCACAGAATCAACACTTTTTTCAAGAATTGCAACGACTATTGTTTTATTTGAATAATCGCAATAACCATACAATTCTTGTAGTTTTTCATCTTCATTCTCGTGTCTGAATCTGATTTTATATGTAGTTCCTAAAACATTTACTTTACAATCTTTCATAAATACTCCGTTGGGTACATTCCCATATACAATAAATTTACTCCGTTGGCATCTGCGACACCCGATAAGTAGTCTCTTATTGTGTCAGAGTATAACTGCTTTTGTGCTTCTTTATCCGCTAGACACTTATCTATCAACGTAGCCGTGCCTGTATTACTGGAAGTCACATAGCTTATACTCTCGTTTCCTGCACTCTTAGATGCTACCTGCTTACTCATCACAGTTCCATCTTCTAATGTGATATAACCCTGTGATGCTTCAACTCTCGTTTCTGCCTGTTCAATCTTATATGTGATTGATAGAAGTTCGCAAACACATCTTTTAACTGCTTCTGCATCATCTTCATCTGTTGGAAAAGCAATCTTAAGTTTCTTCACATTGTCAACACCAGTCGTGGCATTATCTATCTTCTTGCAAGAATCCCAGACCAGACGATTAAAGTCTGCTTCTGGGATTGCTTTCTCTCCAAAAAGGGTTTTGTAATATTCATAGTCAACATAATTTGCCATGAAATCACTCCTTTTTATCCGTTGGATTTAATAACACCCATACGGATATTCTTCTGGTTAAATGCTAAAGACCAATTTGCTTTAGCTCCTAACTCTGCATTTGTAGGAGACTCTTTTGCAATCTTGTTAGCATTAATAGAAAATCCGTTAGGATGTAATACATAACCCTGTTTTGTATACAGCTTTTCAATACCGGCAGATGCTTCTGGGTCATAGTCTGTATAATAAGGATTTTCATAGTTTGTCTTATCACAAGTCAATACTGAACCTGTACCAAGCATATAAGTTTTGTATACTGGGTTTGTTCCTGTTGTATCAACTGTAAATCTGTCTGTTACCAGTGGGATAAATCCACCGATTGTAGGAAGATTTACTTCTCTTTCTACTGCGTTAGCAATAGTGTATTTGTTGTAGTCAACAAGTCCCATTGCTTTGTATTTTGCGTAGATGTAAGAGTTTAATACAAGTAATCCCATCTTGTCAGCGGAATCTCCTAAAGCTTTCTGCTGTGCAAAGATAAGTGTTGTATCGTCAATTTTGTTTACATCTCCAACAGTGCCCTCGCCAGTTAAAGATAAGTCTGTAATGTGGTTTTCCATCCCAGACAGACTTAAAACTGCATCAACTGTAGTCATTAAGTCACGTGTTCTTACCTGCTTATAAAAGTCTGCAACAGAGTTTGCAACATGAGTCATAGGGTCTGCACCTGTTAACTCTTTTGTAAAGTCTTTTGATTTCCAAGCTTTCATTCTCTGGATTAACATACAAGTCTGTTTCTTTCCTGTAATTTCAGCAGGTGTGTTGTCTGTTTCTCCATCGTTGTTTAAAGCCTGTGAGTCCTGTTCATCAATCGGTGTATAGAAAGGAATTGTTGCAACGTTTCCTTTTTCTCCGATTAAGTCCATGATTGTATTGTCCTGTGCTAATACACCAGATGCAATAATAGCATCGTTCCATGTTGGGTTTTCTGACATAAACTCAGAAAAAACCTCTGGGTCAAAATCAAAACCGCCAAATCTTCCTGTTCTTGGCATAAAAAAAGTCCTTTCTACCCTAAATAAGAATAGATAAGGACTTATCTATGTCCCATCTACCTACAACTATTAAGGGATTTTTAGGTTAGCGGCTCACTTCCATACTGTGAGTCGGTATTATCTATCTGTCATTTAATAAGGTTGCATAGTAGTCTGGGTCCTCTGCCTTAAGCTTCATTCTGTCGTCTAAAGACATTTCCCTTAACTTCTGTGTTCCCTTTTTCTGCTCTCCGCTGTTGAACTTAGTTGTGAAGCTTGGAATATTAACATCTGGTACTTTCTTTTCGTCAACCAAGATGTTCTCAATTGATTTTCCATCTTTAGTAGTAAGTTCTTTAAATACATCTTCTGCATTTTTCCCATTCTCTTCTTCTAATTTTTGAATCATCTGGGAGCGGATAGAGTCTTCTGTGATTGCATTTACAAATTTTTTATCAGATAAGAAATCTTTTACCTTGTCTCTTAACTCTGTCTGCTTAGCTTCTTTTGCTCTTGCTTCTTTTTCGTCTGCAAGCTCCTGTGTTAATGTTGTAATCTTAGCCTTAAGGCCGTCAACATCTTCTTTCTCTAATTCGGCTAATCTGGTCTGTACATCGTCTAAAGATATTTTGTAGTCATCTTTTTTCTTTACCTGTTTATCGTAGTCAGCTACAGTCTTGTAATTTTCAGACATCTTCTTTTTCAGATCGGACTTTTTGTCCTCTGGTACTTCGATTCCTAATTCTGCTAAAATCTGTTCGTAATTCTGCATTGTATATCCTCCTATACGATATTTGTATACCGCTCGTATGCGGTAATGGATTAAGACTTATAAACCTAAGCCAAGGTAAAAGAGAAGAGTGGACTTGAACCACTCTTGAGCCTTTAACTCCCTCTTAAAACTTACGGGAGGAGGTTAGTTGATTGAATCACATGAGCATCAAACAATCTACTCTTTTATTGTAAGATATGGAGACTCTTTTTTTCTACTCATTTTTCTAATTTTTTTCACGAAAAAAGCACCATGCGGCAACATGATGCTTCAACGTTTTTTGGAGGAGTATGAAAAAATTACAGCTCTACCAATAAAGGGTCAGAAAATAAATGCTATTGATTGCCACTTTTGTGGCTAATGGAAACAACAGGATTCGAACCTGTGACTGTCCACTTATGAGGTGGATGCTCTAACCAACTGAACTATGTTTCCACGGACCTCGTGAGAAGTCCTGCCGTATTATACTTTATAAAATCAATAAGAAAAAGGATTGTAACATGAAAAATCTTCGAAACAAATCACATACTAGCAAGTAAAAAATGATTTATTCAACAACAACTATTATTTGTTACAAGTATTATTGTAAATGCTATACTATGGATTTTTCAATACACTTTTCATAAGTTTTTTCAAAAATTTCTTTCTTACATAGATAGATTTCTCCATTTACGCCAGTGATAAGCATATCATCTTTTGTCATGAGAAAATCTCCCTCTAGTGTTGGGATAGTGTAAGAATTGCTGTCACATTGTCTAATGATGTAACCGTTGTACATAAACTTAACAGGCATACCGTCAACTACAGTATCAGCGTTCTCTGCTCCAATTCTTACAAGCTCATCAAACGTGATTGCTTCTATCTCAACAGGCTTCTTTACATATTTAGCCATACTTTCACTCCTTATTCAACAAACATCCAATCTTCTGCTAACATATCACTCTGTGATGCTAACCATCCAGGCTGTAACTTTTTATCAGCGGTTCTGAGAACTAGGCAATCATATACATATACTTTATTTTCTTCTGTACATTCTGGATCTTCTGTAGGATTAAACTCTGATAAGTCTGCTTTTGTTCCAAACTGAAAATCAGAGGCATAAAATACATACATCCCTTTTCCGTTCCATCCTTTTCTCGCAACCCTCAACCCACGTTTCATGTACTTAATAGCATCCCCAAAACTAAAGGTAGCTTCTCCACCAAGCACAGGGTAGTTTGCTTCATCTGCAATTAGCCATTCATTAGATAAGATATTATTAAGTGTGTATTCAACCATCTGTGTATCCCTAATATCTAATAAGTCTCCTTTTTCTCCGTTGTCCTTGTCTCTGCACTGCATCATAATAGTTTCTTTTTCTGTATCCCAATACCAGTACCCACCCCACGATGGAAGTTTTACTTTACGCCCTGCTTTCATTCTTTTAAATGCTTCTGCAAACGACATGCCGACATCTTCCACTACAAGTTGCACTCTATAGCCGTCCTTGTGTACGATTCCATCTTTTCCATCTGTAATTGATGCAATCAGTTCTCCATCTTTTGTGATATTTAACTCTTTAAAATTTATACCGTCAATTATCATTATTATTCTCCTTTATTTCTCGTGTGTTGTCAGTGCGTTTATTAACTCGTCTCTGGTTTTTTTTAGACCCTCGATGTTGTTCCCTGTGATTTTGTTCTCAATCAAATTAAACATACTTTTCATGACTAAATTAACATCGTCCTGTTGGCTGTTAATTGCGTTGTAGTCACTGTTAAGCTTCTGCTTAATGTCTTTGATGTCTGTCTCAATTGACGTTATACGTTGCTCTAAATCGTCCGTAGGCTTCTTGTAATGCTTATAGGCTTTATACAATACGCCTACAGCTCCACCAATGGTTATAATCCACCCACACGCAACCATGAATTGATTAATAGTTTCCAAATTATTTACCTCGTGCGTTATTATACCTAGTCGCTGCACCTCTAGCGGATGATGCTTGACTTCTGTCCCATCCTGCGGTGTTGAGTCTTTCGTTTTGTGTCTTAAGATTATTCTGCTTGCAGTAATCTTTATAAGCTTGATTCTGCTTCTGCAATAGTGCAGCCTTTTTCTGATACTCCATGTCAAGCTCATGCTTTAAGGCTTCGTCCTTTGCATTATCCACAGCCGTTTTCATGCCGATTAACTGCCGTTTCGTCTTTCTGATACGTCTTTCAAGTTCTCGCTGTCGTTTCCGTTTCTCATATTCCTTGCGATTCTCTTCGCTGTCAAAGTCCTCGAACGGATTGTTTATTCCATCCCCCGGACCGTGGGAGTGTCGGCAGTTTGCCCCATGGATTCCCTGCACATTCCCCATACCACAGACCGAAAAAGGTGGAAATCTTGGGTCGTTACCGCTTTTGCTGTAAAACTTGCCTTGCCACCAGAAGTGATTGGTCAAATTGTCCCCACCGTTTCCAATTCTGGCTCCCAGATGGGCAGATGTGAGAATTATATCCCAGTCCATCTCGTCCATACGTGCGTCTGTGATTTCTGCTGCCATCTGGCTTACACCAGTACGGACCGCTCTTGCTGTGGCTGTCTCTATGCTGTCTCTACGTCCACTAGGGTATGTTACGTCTGCACCCTTGTCTATAATGTCGTTAACAGCTTCTTTGACCGCTTCTGTGTAGCTTGTTGTACCGCTTGCAGTTTGGTTATACGCCTTATCCACTGCATCTATGTAGTTGTCGTGGCAGGCGTTCGGCATTGTGCCGGTGTAGTTATGCATCTCTCCCTTGGTCTTTTCATAATTCCTCTGTAATAGTCTCTGTAGATAAGGACTTTCCCCGAGTGGTTTTGGTTCAAGACCTGCATTTTTATACACTGCATCGTCCCACTCTATAGCCTTTATACCTGCTTCTTTCATAGTCCTTGCAATTGTATCAATGCCTATCTTTGTTGTCTGTGCAATCTCTTTCTGCACCGCTTGCAAGATATACCCTGCATCCTGCAATACATCCATCTGCCACTTGTCAATAGGCGTAAAAAGGTAAACTTCCCCACGTCCTAGCCTTATCATCATTCGTTCGATAATCACAGATACAATTTTGTTATGCAATTCTTCCGCCTGCTTCTCTGCTTTCTCTGGCACATACCATAAGTAATCTGGCGTTAGCATTATTCTTCATCTCCCCCGAATAAGTCTGGTTCTTTTGGCTGTGCTTCTGCTACTAATGCTTTCGCTTCTTCTTCGCTAAATCCCTCAAATTTGACTAAGTAATACCAGAATGGGACTTTCCCTGCAACGGTAAAGCTATACCATCTTGATCGGTCCTCATTTTCGTTGTATGTAATATCCCCAAAGTCAAACACTATTTCATACGTTCCAACAGGGGATAATTGATATAAGTCTGCAAATATACTAAGTGCATTTATTAACTCATTCATGCACTTTTGTAATTTATCTCTCATATCCTTAACCGTCTGAATAGTTCTTTGCTGATCTGCTTCTACCCATGTAGCTGTTTGTATACCTGTTTTTTCATTGAATACAAAGTAACCATTGGAAAATCCACATTTATATCCAATTTGACTTAACAATGCATTGATACCCTCTATTCTTGCAGATGTATTTAAGGATGGATTTACTTCTTGATAAAATCCATCCATTCCAGTCCCGTTTACGTTTTTAACGTATTCTGGTAATTTTAAACGCTTCTTGTTTCGTTCAACACCTGCCTGCATATCTTTCACAGGTGCGCCACTTTCCATGAGCCTGTCAGAATCAATAAGAACCATTCGCCTACTATCAAAAATTTCTGTTGCGTTTCTGCTGTATGCTATATCTAAATCCTTTAATTCTTCTATAGCATCATAGAAGATAGGTAATCCAAGACTTGAATCCTCATCTACACTATTTGCTTGTGGTGTCCGCAACACTCCATATAATCGTTTACCATCTAAGTTTGCGAGTCCTACATCTTCAAGTTCGCCTTTCCAAGGTGTCTCGTCTATGTCTATAGGCTTTCCTGTATCATTTGCATCTTTAGAAGCATAACAACGATTAGTTATCTGATACACATCTTCGATATAACGATGATATTCAAGTTTTGTGTAGTATGTTCTACCATCCCCAGACACTTCCCTGTTGATAAACACAATACCTTGAATCTCTCCGTTGCTCTCATCTGTTACAATAAAATCTTTAGGAGTTATAAGGTCTACACTCTTGCCGTTTGGTTTAAGTATTACGGTACCGTATGCACACGCAAATTCTGTCCAGTGCCTTATCTCTCCAAGCACCTTGTTAATTTGTTTCTGTAACCAGTCAGCTCTTGCACTACCGTCAACAGTTATTCCTATCGCCAATGTTGTAAGACGTCCCATTTCCGAGCAAACAGCTTTTGCAAAATTAACAGTCTTGATATGTTCATCATCATCTAACCAGTATGGCATACCTTTATAGATATACATACATTTTTCTACTGTCCTCTGCATTTCCAAAGATGTTACAGTATTAACTTTAAAATCGTCTCTTGCCCTTTGTCTAAAAAGGGCACTCAATATCTCTTTCATTCTGCTTATTATACCCATCTATTCCACCGCTATCAGTTTAACGTTTCCGATTTTTGTTTCTATATTTCCTTGTATCAAATCGCCATTAATCGTAAGCCAAGCCCCACCATCATGGATAGATATTTTTTCTATATCCTCGATGCCTAACATTACATTTCCAATTTGTATACAAGTTACATCTTTTAGCTTTATCATCATTGTTTTTGTCTCCTTTATGCACTCTCGCCACGTCTCATACTCATTGGACTTGTCGCATACCTTAATGCATCAATAAAATGATCGTTGCCGTCTGGATAATCTGCCTTGATTTCTCCGTTTTCATCTACCTCATGCTCGTAGCTTATTACCTCTTCATACAGCCGTGGAGTTCTCGCAGGGTCTATGACTAATGTCCTGCACTGCAACCATTCATAAGAGTATTTACGACTACCCGGATATACGTTTGTTTTGTTTGCCACAAGTCCTGCATCTCTAAAGTCTAAGATGCTTTCTATCTCGTCAGCTCCACAACTAATACTATAGTCGTTGTATCCCTTACCTATAATCATCTGTGACATTGCAGTGTTGCGGATTTTTTGACCGCCCAACTCGTCTATGCACAAGATTTTTTGTGATGCAGGCATATATGCACATCTGACAAAAGCTTTCGGGTCTGGATAGTATCCCCAGTCCTGCCCTTGGTATATTTTTTCCTGCCTTGCTATTTCTTCGTCCGTGATCGTGCGGATTTCCAGAAGCTCAAAGATATTTGTTCCCAGTCCTACAGGGATTCCCAAATACTCATGCTTGTATGCACGTTCATTCGTTTCTTTTAAGTAGTCTGCATCGACATAGAACTGAGGTCCTAACCACTCCGCAGGAACCGTTGTATAATTACTCTTATGCCTATAGCTGTCCTCTCTTACTTCTGCTACATACTTATTCGCCCAGTTATTAATGCTGATTGGTGGGTTAAATGTCTTAAATACAACAAACTTAGGACCACCACGCAATATAGACTGCTGTACTGTTCTGATTTCTTCAATGCCTGCGAACTCGTCTAATTCCTCGAACCATAAATATTTTATATATCCTTTAGACACCTTTACAGACTTTGACTTTTTAGCTTTGTCAAGACCTCTGTACAGTATCTTTTGTCCTGTCGGCTTGTATGTGTGTTGCATAGGGCTTACAGACGATTCCCACAGATCAGAAACACCTAAAGCATCTATTGCCCATTCTATCTGTTCAAATACTGATGATCTGCAAGTATCTTTTACCTTTCGATAGACCGCGGCATTTGTAAATTCTCCGTTGGTTTCATCTTGCATCATGCCCAACACAATCTCCACGGACACAAACGAGGACTTACAAGAACCACGACCACCATACAAATCATAATAGGTATGCTTGCCATCTTGAATATCCCAATGCACACTATAAAAAGATGGAGCAATCACATCTGTTAGATTAACCATGTAACCGCTCCTTTACTCTCTAGGAATATTATTTACTATTGTAATTCCCTCTGTCTTACTCTCTTCCTGCTTCTTGTCTGCATCCCAGTGCTTAAAGTTGTTTCTTAGGTTAAATTGTGCCCCAGAACTTCCCTCTTTGTCGTACAATCTGCCCTCTGCATACTCTTCCACTCTGCTTTTCGCCCGTGTGATTGTGTCAAGAAACTCTTGTTTTTCATTTTGGTAATACAACAAATCCGCTCTAGATGTAAAACCAAGGTGCAAAGCCAATCCGGTAATTGTTGGCGGTTTCCTGTTAATCATAATAGGATAGCCGCTTTTATTTCTTACTATCTTACCATCTTCTTTTAATACTTCGCCCTCACATAGTTTAAAGTACTCATCTATCTTTTTTTGCATAGTTTTAACACTTTTATACTTTGGGGGTCTTCCACCTGTACCCATTGCCTCACTTCCTTTCATGATCTACAACTCTTATATTCTTTTGTGCTTGGATTCCTGCTTTTATATTTGTCGCAGGTGCATAGATATGCATTGTATATTCTGTCATACTTGCCTTCATTACACATATAGTAGTTCTTTGTATTACTTCCTAGTAGATACATACATTCAGCACAGCATATACTTCTATCTTCCATCCTGCACCTCTTTCTTGTACTTACTGCATACACACATATGACTACACTTTATATTTACAAGTACCACTTCCGTCTTATCCTCTGTGATAGCTCTTCTCTTTGTCTCTGTCACGATCTCGCAGTACACGCAATCGTTACAGCAATTCTTTAGTTTGTTATTAATCAAAAAAAGACACCTCCCACTATGGTTTTATCTAAGATAATTATACCATAGTGGGAAGTGCCTTTGTTTACACTCTTTTTATTCTTGATCTGGTTTTCAAGTGACCCAGAATTTTTTCTTGTGTGCTTCGGTGTCTTTCTTAAAATTCTTGTACATCAGTTACTTTTAAAATAAAAGCTTCTTTGGCTTCGTCTGGTCCGTTATCAATAGCTATGTCAAAGAAAACTTTGATTTCTGCACAGCCTGTATCTATAGCAGTAAAAACAACATCTTTATCTTTTTTTATATCAAGAATCAACTCATGATTTTCATAGCAATCATCTAAAACTTGATAGTATCCGTTTTCGTTCATCATATTGCATAAGTCTTCGAAACTGATTTCTTTGTTTGCAAGTTCCTTTTTGATTTCTTCTACGTTTAATTTTTTCATGACTTCAATCTCCTTTTCTTTCTTTGTTTATCTCCTTTAACTGTCTTTATCTTATCATATCTTTATACCTTTGTAAAGTGATATTTGCAATTCTTTTAATTTTTTTTCGTCCTCTTCATCTCTTACATATTCTAATAGCTGTCCCGGTTGCATTTCTAAGATGTTACATACAGCATTTAAAGCCTTTAGTGTTATAGCTGTATCCTCGTTCTTTATCTTGTTTAATGTGTTCTGACTAAGTAAATTAGTAGTTTTAGCCTTATATGTAGTAAACCCTTTTCTTTGCAGTGCATCGTATACATCAATTTTGTATTTTAACATTTTTCATTACCTCCTATTTATTACATTATATATTATATGGCCTTTTCACGTCAAGAGAAATATTATCATAAAAAGTGACATTTTTCATTGACATAACTTTTTAAAGTGATATAATAAAAGTAAGTTAAGAGAACAAAGCAACCAAGAAAAGGAGTGTTGAAGATGAAAGAATTAAGAAAAGAAATTGAAAAGTTAGTTGAAAATGAGGACTTCGTTTCTTACGAAGAGTTCAACTACGAATTAGAAAGCAACAAGGAAGAAGTTAAAAAGTATATCACATGGAGAGTAAGCGGTGGGAAGATGAACACTGAAACACTTCCAGATGGGTATGTAGAAGCTTGTAAAAAGATTTTAGGAGGGATTGAAAATGAATAAAACAATCGCAAGACACAAATTTTGGTTACATCAAACAGAATGTATTATTTCCACAGTTTATGTGGAAGTATTACACGAATATCAAACTGTTGTAATGTATATGGATGATTTCGAAGAAATTGATTCTTATACATCTTGCAGCAAACAAGAAGCCTTAAAGCTCCATGAATCACTTGTTGAACAGTGGAAAGATAGGCTTAATAAGAACAGACTTGTCAAGGCTGATCGTGACAGTCTTGTAATACCTGCATAATATACACCACCCACCCCGGAGGTTACGAGGGTAGAAAAGGAGAAAAGATGGTAAAAATATTTGACAGAGAGTTGCCGAATGATTGTAAAAAGGCAATCACTGCATTAGAGAAATTAAAAGTATACCGTGTTATGAACGATGACACAATTGATAACTTTTCCGATGTTTGGTTTAGAGTACAACACGAATGTGATATGTACGAAGAAATGCAAGACAGTAATGAATTGACATATCAGAGCTATATCGGGGCTAAAAACTGGTTGCAGAAATGGAAGTACTTATATATTAAATATGAAGACAAATAGGGCTTATTGAGTAAGGAGATACAACAACATGAAAAAAATATTATTATCTATCATCTTAACAGCAATCATTACCGCAGGTATCACATCCAATTACATTATCACACATCAGCAGGTAAGTGGTACGACTGGAAACTACAACATAGAAATTTTAGATCACAACTTTTCATATAGATAACATTAAGGACCAGAGCTTTTCTGGTCCTTCGCTGAAATTTTCTTGTACATTAGTAATATAATATGTATAATTCATTACAGAAAGAGGTGTTTATTTATGGCTTTTAGAGAATGTGTTGTATGTGGAAAGACTTTTGATGGGGCACCAAGTGCAAAATATTGCTCCGAAGAATGCAAAAACGCACCACGATATACAAATGAATTTAATGGAGAAAAGTGGGGAAAATTAACTATCATAGATGCTTATAGAAAAAAAGGAAGAGTTTTTGCCATTTGCAAATGTGAATGTGGAAATACAAAAACTGTAAGATACGATGCTCTAATATCTGGTCGAACTCAATCTTGCGGATGTTTTGCCGAAGCTAATTACTATAAACCATTTGACCTCACTGGTAAAATTAACGATTATGGCTGCAAAGCAATTAAGCAAATAAGAGTTGGAAATCGGTATAAATGGGAGTGTGAATGTTCTTGTGGAAAGCATTACCTAGTTCCTGCCGGACTGTTTTACAAACAAATGTCTTGTGGTTGCTCACATCAAAGAAGTGCCAGAGAAAACCTCAAAAAGGCTGCGGAAACATGTGAACAAGGATATATAGAAAATACATCCATTATATCAATCAAACCTAGAAAAATGTTACGGAATAACACATCTGGAGTTCGTGGTGTTAGTTGGGACAAAAATCGGCGAAAATGGGCTGCTACAATAGTATTTAAAGGTAAAACATACCATTTAGGAAGATACCATAATATAGAAGATGCAGCCGCAGTAAGAAAAGAAGCCGAAGATGCTCTCTTTGGAGATTTTCTTAAATGGTTTCAAGAAGTGTATCCAGAACGATGGGAAAAATTCAATAAAAAGGCAAAAAAAGAAGAAGCAGAGGATTAAACCCCTGCTTCTTCTTTTAGGGAGTATCCCAAAGTTTGTGTAAACCTTCAAACTGATGTAAGATAATATTACTC